CGGTTTGTGCAAATATTCCACCAACTGCTGCTCCCGTACCAAATGATGAAGTTGCTACCAATGTTGCTCTATTACCAGCACCACCAACCCAAGTATATCCATTTGCCAAAGAAGCAGTAAATACTCCCGATGCAGATATTCTACCGGTTACCGCTAATAAACTACCATCAAATGTAAGATTATCTTCAACATTAAATCCACCAGGTGCTGCGCCAACAAGAGTTAAAATACCATGATCAGTAGTTCCACTATAAGATACACCTGCACCATTTGTACCAGATGTACCAGATGTACCCCTTGATCCAGAAGTTCCAGATGTACCAGACGTTCCAGATGTACCAGACGTTCCAGCTCCACTTGTACCAGATGTACCGTTTGAACCAGAAGTTCCTGATGTTCCGCTTGTTCCAGATGAACCACTTACTCCAGATGAACCACCCGTTCCACTTACTCCGGATGTTCCAGATGAACCACCCGTACCATTTATTCCAGATGTACCATTTATACCACTACTTCCATTAGCACCTGATGTGCCACTTGTCCCGTTAATACCCGATGTACCCGCTTGTCCAGTTGCACCTGCCGTATTTATAAACCAAGATGTTATCCCACTACCACTACCAACAACAGACCCAACATTTACGATAAACTGACCTGTACCACTATCATATGATGTAACAGTAGCTGTCATATAATTGCTACCATTTTGAGATATAATTGTTTGTTGGCCAGGTGTCCAAGAAAGACCCGTTCCTATTGTGAATGTCTTAACTCCAATTGTAATTGATTCTGATGTTGATGATGTTGATGTAAACAAATCACCTTTCACACCAGATGTACCTGATGTACCTGATGTGCCAGAAGTTCCTGATGTTCCAGAAGTTCCTGATGTTCCACTTATTCCCGATGTTCCAGATGTACCTGCTGTTCCTGATGTACCAGAGGTACCAGAAGTACCAGATGAACCAGATGTTCCACTAGTACCAGCAACACCATTTGTACCGGCTGATATCTGGGCTTGCAAAAAATCTAGATTAGTATCCATTTCCAATGCGGTTAATGGAGAACCTTTCGTAAGTCTTTTAACTAATGCCATAATCTATATTTTACTATTATAATTGTAATATTATAAGAATAAATATAAATATTTAGAGAAAAGTGAATGTGTATTAGCTATAATAAGATTTTAGAACATCTTTTTTGAATTTAACCTCCTCAATTTGCTTTATACCAGTCAAATTGTATGTTCTGTATAGGTTTGGATTATCTCCGTATATAACGGCATCAGGTTTTACAAAAGAATTAAATATTTTATTTCCTTTCATATCAGCTTCAATTATTAAATCTTCTAGCTTTTCCGCCTTTGTCCATTTTTCTTCGGTTAATCCTTTTATGTATAACTTAGTAAGCCACTTAAAAAATCGCTCTGGCTTTATATCACTAATTTTTATACAAGATAATTTCTTATCAGGTGTTTTTCCTATAACAAATACCAAAGTGGACGATGTACCACTTAATGTTTTTTGTTTACCATCTGAATATTTGTATGAGTTAATTCTATAAATATTTCTAGGTAAGACTAGAGTTTTTGATACACTAGTCTCACTTTCAATCAATGGTTTATATTGTAATGCAAATGGCATCTTATATTTTATTTAGTTTAGGTATTTGCATTTTTGATGAATTCACCTTTGGCATATTAAATGGAACTAATTTAGGTTGTGATTTAACATATCGTTCCATCGTTTGAGTAAATTTATCATTCATTTTATCCAATGTAAAATTAGATAACGTATTTGTTCGTAAACCTTCCGATTTCTTTAAATAAGTATCATAATTTTTATATACATCATAAATTTTATTTGCCGCGGATGAATAGTTAGCGGTAAACCATTGTGCTTCTTTCATACAAAATTGGTCTGCTGCTGAATCATGTACCGCTGTCAAACTTCCTTCCAGTAAAACCGAATGTTCGGGAGGTAGGAAATCCAACTGCCCACTCCAACCACTAGCTATAATTGGTTTACCGGTTAAAGTAAACTCAGCCATTGGTCTACCATATCCTTCACCTTTGGTAAACGATAGCATTGCCTTAACTTTGGGGTGATGGTATAAATTACTCATATCAGTTTCTTCCATATCACCGTGTACCAAATACACCGATGGGCACTTATCTCCAAGTGGTTTTAATAGAGAGTCAAGTTTTTCTCTAGTTCCTTCTCTATCTATAACACTAAATCCGGCATGCGAAGTTTTAACGATAAGACCTGGTCTTTTATCTTTTGGTAGATATTGAAATACCGTAGCAAATGTTTTAATTGCCATACCAATATCTTTTCTATCTTGTCCTAAATCTCCCTTCAACCAATGTCCTACAATTAGGAAGTTAAAATCTTCTTTTACATTTGATAATACATCCTTACCAGTTCCTTTGGAAAATATTTCAGTATCAACTCCTTCAAAAAGAACTTCAATGGGTTTTGTTACTCTAATTTCTCCAACAATTTGTCCAGTTGTCTGGTCTTTTTGCTGATACACAGTTCCGCCAATATTTTGTTTTGTAAAGTTTGACGGTACTATTATCAAATCCATATTATTACATCCGTCAATAAAATCTTTTGGACAAATTGTAGTTTCAACGCCGGCGGTTATCCCAATGTTATACCCACCTTTTGCAGTAAATTCATTTGCCACCGATACTTGAATGAATACATCAGGTTTTTCAGTAACTTCGGTAATAACTCTTTCCAACATCCAGCGGCCGAAATCACTTTCGCCATCAACATTATTTTGTGGAGTATTACCCCAACGTAGTGGTATAATTTTAATATCATACTTGTCCATTTTACGAAGTGATTTTAATAAATCACGACTATGGTCCCCATATCCAGAACGGGTAAAGCATGGGCTTTGAAATACTAATGTTGGTTTATTCATATATTATAACTTATTTTATTTTAAAAACTTCAAATCTTTCTCTTGGTTTCCAATTTTCAAAAACCGATTCGATTCCATTAACTAATGTTTGACACATATTCGTATGAGTCAATCCCATCTCACCGATAAACGCCTCTCTACCCTTCAATGCGTTTGTTTTACGAACTTCTTTTGGTGTGTTGTACGCTTTCTCAATCGCTTCAGCAACATCCTCTATATCAACTCTATCATCCCAAATATAAGGTGTAGGAACTGAACCTGCTAAAGCTTGTGCTCTGCTCCATACTGGAATTGACCAAGGACCAGGTTTTGCTTTGGTTTCCCATATTCTCCACTCATGCAAAGAACCAATCTTAATGTAATCGTCCGCAGTTAGTAATTTACCATCAACTTTAAATCCACATTGGTCTTGCAATCCACCAGTTACGTTTACAATGATTGGAGTACCAGCCATAATAGATTCTGCAGTCGCTAATCCAAATCCTTCATTGTTAGCTATATTGATTGTTGCATCTACCATATTGTAGATAAGATTCAATTCTTCCTGAGGTCTTCTCTTTTCTGAAAATATAATATTACACTCAGGTGCCATTACATCTATTACTGCAGGTAAATCAGTTCCATTCTCATCCACAGGTTGCGTATGCATTACTAAACAAACTTTATCCGCTTTTTCTTTACCAATTCTATCACAAAACTTTTTAAATGCTACGATAACATCTGCGGGTTGTTTTCTTCTGATATTACGATTACTCCAATATAGAACAAAATCATATTCCTTGCCACCTAAAATCTCTTTACGAAATTCTGCAGGCACATCCGCTGGTTTATAAATATTTGTATTAATACCATGTGGTACATAACTCACTTGCCAATCTTTTTTAGGCTTCCATGTTGGTTTAGTATCTAATGCCGATAATCTTTTAATGATACCATATGTTTGACGAGATATACAGCCAATCCAATCACAACTCTCATAGTAGTTACGATTGTATAACGGGTCTGGTAAATCATCCCAAATTGCATAGAATAAAAGAGGAACGTTTTGTCTGATTTCATGTTCGATATCATACAACCATGTCCAATAACGAGGGTCAGTAAAGTGTAGGATAGCATCAGGCTTTTCTGAATTGATAAGTTGTCTAATCAAATCAGCATTACCATACCCATTCCAAGGAAGTATTTTAACATTAGCATCAGCGACACCATATGTATTTTTTATATCTTCACTTACATCCAAAACCTTACCAGCTTCAGGATGATTAATAGCCGCTCCCACCTGAAACCAATCGTATTTATGTACTGTACCAAGTACTAATTCTTTTGACATAGTAGCGATACCACTTGCCATTCTTAAATCATCCGAAAGTAAAAGGATTTTCTTTTTTGCCATAACTTATTTTGTTTCTTAAAATTGTGAACCTGAAATTTGTAATTGTAGGTATTCATTCATTTCCTTTCTAAACTCATCGTCTTTTACATATCTCTCTACTGTTCTATTTACCAGCTTTTGAAGTGTAACATCCGAATCGAAAGAAACCTTTTTAAATGATGAATATACATCTTTCAGTATTTTCACAGTTGTTAGTTTTGTGTTGTCTTGATTCATTATAAATATATTTGTATATATAAATATAATAAAATAAAAAAAACATAATTTTTTATTTTGTAGCCTGTTTATCACATATTCCCCTATTTCCGAACTCACAAAACTTGCAATTCTTTTTAGCGGGACCAGGTACTTTAGGAAATGGGATATCCCTAAACTTACCCTCATCATCAAATACGGTATTAATAAATGCCATAAATTCATCATATACTTTGGTTACCGATGGTGCTCCATTTGATGGAATGTGTTTTGAAATATACGGTATCGGAAATGCGGAATCTTCGGGTAATTTCCTACGAAGAATTTGATATTCTACTCTAATTTTGTTTAAAGAAATATTAAATAATTCTGAATAGTACTTTTTATAAAGAAGAATTTGAGAGTTCTTCATCTTATCCGCTTTTTGGTATTGATTCCATCCCATTGTAGATGTCTTAAGGTCAATAATAATAATTTCATTAGATGCCAAATCTCTCAATACGATATCTATGAATCCAATAAAATGCACACCCTCTTTAATGGTTGCGTTTAATGGAATCTCAATACCTACTAATTCAAATCCACTCTTTGAGTAAAATTTACTAGAATATTTTTTAAACCACGTAAGTATCCTTCTACCATCTCCATAAAATTCTTCTAATTGTTCTTGGGTACAAGGAGTTCCTTCACTCATTTTTTCAACTTCTCCCTTATACGATTTTCTCATATTTTCCAATAAGAGACCATCCATACTAATTTCATCAGCCTGCTTTTTGGAAACACCATACATTACCGATAAGTAGTGTTGAATAGTTTCATGCATAGCACTACCAAAGATTGTATGGATGTTAGATGAACTTTCACCTAACTTATCTATGTAGTTTAACTTATATTGATGAGGGCAGTTACTCCACATTGAGTACTGCGAAAATGATACTTTTGCCATTATGTTTATTTATGTAAAGATACGAAAAAATGGTGATATTACCAAATTAAACTTTGAGTTTTAACTTAGTAATTAACTTAGGGTCAGTACCATACGCCTCTGCGATTCGTTTAATTTCTTCTCGACCTATTGCACTTTCGTATAATATATCAAGATATTCGGAGGCCTCATTGGTTGAAATTCCAAACCATTTGGCTACTAAATCAATAATCCATTGGTCATAATCTTTAACGGATTTACCTTTCATGTATTTAAGATATGTTTTACCTTTTGGTAAAATTCCAATCAATGCTTTATAAACTGCACGAGGTGGGGCTTCTTGTATGTATGGTTGTATTTCCGCTATCGTTTCAATCCAATCCGGATTCATAGACATATAACGAATGATTAACCAATTACTCCAAGTCTTTTTATCCGCATCATCTAACTTATCCCAATACTTTGGGTCCTGGTCTTTTGTTATTGCGTTAATATGGTCAAATAATCCTTTTGCCATTAGTCTTCTACTTTTAAACCCGGAGGTAATAATTCATTAAGTACTTCACCACAATCCCCACAAAGGAATAGTTCAACCGGCAGTACTTCATCTTTTGGTTTACCAGTTAATAACTTTGAAATCTTACGGAATCCAAACCCTTGTACGAAAATCTCACCACCACATTTCTTACATCCGATTGCTTCTGTTTTTTCTAATGGAATTGGTTTTTCTTCTTGTCCTCCGATTGGTTGTCCACCTGCTCCTAAAATGTTAGCCATGTTAAATAATATTTAAAATTTGAATTAATGTAGCTGCTGCGATAATTTCTTTATCAATTGCTACTGCTGATTTACTTACACCAT